GCAGGGAACATACAATGAAAGATTGGTATAATATACTATTAAAAGCTCATGATATATCTAGTCTGTTTAATTTAATCTATAATGATATATCTCTCTTTGAAGCAGTTTAAATATGAATACACCGAAATTAAACAAGCTACAAAAAAGCATCATAAGAGCTATCGATAAAGAGCAAGAAGTAATAGCTGCTAGATGCGGCTGGGGATCAGGTAAAACTGCAGCTCTTATATTCTCTTTGTGGTCTATTGCTAAAATAAGACCAGGCACTTCATCTTTACTCATAACAGATACTACTCCTAGATATAATTCTGTTTTGCTTCCTGAGATCGAAAAGTGGCTAGTTCCTATTGGATGGGTTTATAATCATACAAACAAAATATGGACAGATTCACATACAGGATCAAGTGTTTACTGTAGATCATATTTTAGACCAGGTACAAGAGAAGCTACACATAATCCACTCGAAGGTTTAAATATTACTTCAGGAGTAGTTCTTATAGATGAATGTCAAACTTTAACAGCTGAAGTAGCACATAAGGCTTTAGGAAGATTGAGAAGTGGACCTTCTCCTATTATGATCCTTGTAGGATTGCCTGTAGTGGATGCCTGGTGGGTAAAACTAGGAGAAGAAGCAGGCTATCCTCCTCTTTTGTTCTCCTCTTATGTTAATCAAGATAATCTATCTTCGAGATGGTTTGAGGCTACTAAGCTTCTTCCTGAAGATGAGCGGGAAGCTATGGTAATGAATAAGCCAAAACCTCCTACAGGTTTAGTTTATTCAGAATTCAATCCAGAAAAACATATAATAGATGACTTTGTATATCATGAATCTATGACTGCTCGAATTTCGATAGACTGGGGATTTAGAAAACCATCTGTTTTAATTATTGTACATGATCCACAAAGAGAAGCTGATATTATTGTACATGAAATCAATCCTCAAGAAACTACTATTGAATTATTATCATCAATGATTCTTAGAGTAGCATATCCTAGAAGCTTAAAACATAATGCTCCAAGTAGAAGAATTTGGCTTGATAGTGGAGTAGCTGATAAAGCAGGAAGAGCTCGAAGTGATCATACAGGAATTTCAGCTTTTAAGTTAATAAGAAGAACTCCTGAAGAGGGAGGAATAGGAATAGCATTAAGGTCTAATACTGATCCTGTAAAAACTGATATTCTCAATGGAGTACAAAGATTAAAAAGAGCTTTTCATTCTAACAAGTATTTGATTACTAGAGAAGTGTGGAATAAAGGAGAAAGAGCTGTAGGGAATTCTCTTAGAAAAGCTTTGCTATCTTATGCTTGGGACAATAAAGAGCAACCTAAAAAAGATGGAAGAGAAGACCCGCTTGATGCTCTTAGATATGACTGCATAACTTTTCATTGGACTGAATCTAATAGAGTTTACTCCAAAGGAAGATCAGTAAGGAATAATGAAACTCGAAAAAGAATGTTAAGCTTTTAATAAGGTAATCAATATGAATAAAGAAAAAGCAGATACTATAACAAGCTTATCTAAGCATTTACTAATCAGACCACAAAGAGAGTTTAATAATGATCTCTATATAGAGTCTGTAAAGCTATTCATAGACATAGCTAGGACTTTATCTAATGACTTTATTGACAATGAGACAAGTTATAGTAATAATACATTAGTAAAAGAGAAATCTACAGGCATTCAAGATGAAATATAAAGATACTCCTAGACATATGCGAGCACTGTATCCAAAGTTTAAGCAATATGGTATATCTGGTACTCAGTTATCAGGAGGAGTAATTTCAGGATATGAACAGAATAAATATCTTATTGGCTTGAATTGGATTAAAGAAGCTGAAGAGATGTTAAGGACTGATCCTATTGTCGCTCAATCTTGGTACATTCTAAAGCAGACTTTATTGAGTGCTACTTGGAGATTTAAACCAGGTATTGAGGGAGATCCAACTTCTGAAAAATTAGCGGATTATGCTAATGAAGCTTATGGTTTTGATGGGTATCCTGGACAGATGAGAGTTAGCTTTGAAGAACAATTAGCTTATCTCTTAGAGTTTATTCCTATCGGCTATCGATATGCAGAAGAAGTATATAAAATCGGATCAGATAAAGATGGTAATTCTAGAATTTGGCTTGATATATATGCAGATAGAGAACCATCTTCACATTCTGATTGGATTTCTAGGAATGGACAGATATTAGATGGAGTTCTTCAAAATACAGTAGGAATAGAAGTAACTCCTGAACCTATTCCATCTAATAAATTATTATTACTGACTTTAAATAGAACAGGTAATAATTATGAGGGAGTAGGATTATTAAGGCGGGTATGGTGGGCCTGGAGATTAAAACAAAGATCATGTAATCTTATGGCAATAGCTTTAGATAGATATGCAGTTCCAACTCCAAGAATAACAGTAGATAGAGCTGCTGCTGAATTAGGCGGATATTCAGATGGAGATATTGATGCTATGATCGATGATGGAGAAGCTCAAGCTCAAGCATTGATAGCAGGAGAAAGACAATATCTAATTGAGAATGAAGTAATTAAATTTGATACTTATGCAGCTCAATCTAATTCATATTCACAAGCTCCTATTGATACTAATACATATTGCGATAATCAAATCTCACAAGCTTTTCTTACTCAGTTCACTAATCTAGGAATTACAGATACAGGAGCTAGATCAGTCGGAGAAGTTCATCTATCTATATTTAGAAGATCAGCTATCAATCTATGTGATATTATAGCATCTCAAATATCAGGAAAAGATAGACCTGGAGGAGGCACTATAGGAAGATTGATTAAATTTAACTTTGGTTATATCGATCAATCCAAGCTTCCAAGATTAGTTCATACTGGATTAGATACTGATCATCTTGCTGAATCTTTAGCTATGCTTCCAACTCTTGTTCAAAGTGGAGTATTAACTCCAACTGATTCAGATGAACAAGTTTTAAGAGATCTCTTTGGATTAAATGAGCTTCCAGATGATTCTAAGAGGTCATCTTTTGAAAGAGCCGCTTCTAATTCGAAATCCTCAGGAGCTGCTTTACTAGCTGAACAGCTAATCAAGCAAAGAAAAAAGGCGGCTAAAGATGGTTAAAAAGATTAAACAAAGAACTAAAGCTCAAACTCCCGCGCCTAAAAAAGATCAGATTGTAGGATCAAAAAAGAATCCTAAAGGATCAGCTTCAGGATCAAGAGGAGATATTAAGATTTCAGAAGCTACTGAAAAAGCTTTATCTAATATGAGAGATGAGCATAATAAAAAATATAAGTCTCCATCTAAAAAAGTAGATCTCGGAATGTTAAAAGCAGTCTACAGAAGAGGAGCAGGAGCTTTTAGTGTATCACATAGACCAAATGTATCATCTAGAGAACAGTGGGCCCTTGCTCGAGTAAAAGCTTTCCTTAAGTTAGCAGGTACAGGAGAAAGAAAGAAAGCTTATAATACTGATTTAGATTTGCTTCCTAAAGGTCATCCTCAAAAAACAGAAAAGAAAACTGAACTTCTTAATATTCCAGATAAATATTCTCATATTGATTTCATACCTCCTAAAGCAGCAGCAGAAGCAGCTGAAAGAGCTTTAAGAATAAGAGCTACTAAACCTCCATCACAAAGGGGGGGAACAGAAGTAGGATTAGCTCGAGCTCGAGATTTAGTAAATAGAAAAAGATTAAGTCCTGACACTGTTAAAAGAATGCTTGCATACTTTCAAAGACATGAAGTAGATAAAGAGGGCTCTAGTTGGGATGATTATGGCAAAGGTAGACAAGCTTGGGACTTATGGGGAGGTAATTCAGCTTATACTTGGAGCAAAACAAAGGTAAATCAAATGAAGAAAGCAGATGAAAAAGCTCAAAGCTTAAGAGCATATGGGGAAGCTATACAATTAGATGCAACTTCTAATTATAATATTCCTGATGGTCTTCAAATTGGAAAAGCTTTTAAAACACTCTCACTAGGTCAAGTCTCAAGTCGAATGAATGGAGAGAAGATAGGAAAAGAAATATCTTCTGATCTACTTGAAGAACTAGTAAGAGTATTCAAAGAAAGACAAATACAAGATCCTGTTATTATTGAC